ATTGTCATCCTCATCTTCTTCTTCTTCTTCATCATCTTCTTCTTCATCGGAGTCAATGTCTTCATATACAGTTTCTTCGTCGGAGACAATGTCATCTTCTTCCTCTTCTTCTTCTTCAGACTCCGATTCGTATTTCTTTGATTTGTGCTTTCTTCGTGCTTTTTCTTTTTCTTTCTCTTTTTTATCCTTCTTTTTCTTCTTGTCCGCTACAACTTTGTCATCCATGTATTTGGAAGGAAATAATGATTGCAAGGTTTTGTGGAGTTCAGCCAAATCGTCGGAATTTTCAGAACAGTCGTCAGAAAATGTTTTCTTGGACTTATTCTTCTTTGATTTGGGGGTCTCGATTTCACTATATCCTGATTCATCCGAATCGGAATCAGATACAAAACTGGAATCGTCCGAATCGGATTCGGGCTTGTTCTTCTTGTATTTCTTGTTCTTGGTGATAATTTCGGTCTTAGTTCTTGGCATTTTTTGAATTGTATTGTGTTTTTGTGCATTTGGTTTTATTTTGTTTTAAAAATTCAATTTTATGAATTTTTCAAAAAAATGTTTTTGTAAAATTGAATTTTACTTTAGTGTTTTGTAAAATGATATAAATAATACCTAATATAATATATAGCAACTATTAAAAAATGTCAGGAAACAAACAAGTATCAAACGCAGCATACAAGAATCCCAGTAGAATTATTGGGATTCAATTTGGAATGTCATCGCCAGAAGAGATACGCAAAGCTGGTGTAGTAGAAGTTGTCTCAAAGGATACCTACGTTGGTAACAAAGAAGTGCCGGGTGGTTTGTTTGACCCAAGAATGGGTGTTCTTGGGCCTGGTTCAATTTGCCCAACTGACGGATTAACATATATTCAAACGCCCGGATATTTTGGATATATCGAAATGGCGCGTCCAGTGTTCTTTATTCAGCATATCAAGGAAATCATGAAAATCCTCAAATGTGTATGTTTCAAATGCAGCAAGTTATTGATAAACAAAGACGACCACAAACATGTTCTTGAAATGAATTCATACAAACGTTGGGACTATGTTTACCCATTGTGTCAAAATGTTAAACGTTGCGGCGAGTTAACTGAATCTGGATGCGGATGCAAACAACCGGATAAAATCAAACTTGAAGACATGGCGACAATCAATGCTTCCTGGGGCAATTTAGTAAACGAATCTGAAAACATGTCAATGATTTTATCTGCCGAAATTGTTTTGAAAATTTTCAAGCGCATATCAGACGAAGATGTTGAGTTTATGGGATTTAGTGCAACCTGGTCTAGACCCGACTGGATGATTTGTCAGGTGTTGCCGGTTGCACCGCCTTCTGTAAGACCGTCTGTTAAAATGGATGCTAACCAGCGCTCAGAAGACGATTTGACAAACATTTATGGCCATATTATCAAGACGAACAAGGATTTGGCTGACCGAATTAGCAGCGGCACTGTTTCACCAGAATTGATTAACAAGTTAACCACTGTTTTGCAATATTATGTTGCAATGATTGTTAACAATAAAGTGAAGGGTGCGGTGCCGATGGCGCAGCGAACTGGGCGTCCTTTGCAGTGCATTACCGGCCGTCTGAATTCCAAGAATGGTCGTATTCGCGGTAATTTAATGGGTAAGCGTGTGGACTTCAGTGCGCGTTCGGTCATTACTGGCGACCCCAATTTGTCTGCGCGCCAGCTGGGTGTGCCGATGAAAGTGGCCATGTGTTTGACAAAACCGGTGGTTGTCAATGACCGAAACAAAAACTTCTTAACCAAATTGGTTCAAAACGGACCGGAGAAGTATCCTGGTGCAAAGATTCTGGAGAAGAAGGACGGGTCCAATGTGTCGTTGAGATATGTGGACCGCGATTCCATCCGATTGGAAAACGGCGACGTGGTTCATCGACATATGATGGATGGCGACGCGGTGCTTTTCAATCGTCAGCCCAGTTTGCACAGAATGAGTATGATGTGTCATATTGTGAAAGTGATGAAGCGTGGAGATACGTTTCGGATGAACGTGTGCGACACTAAACCATACAATGCTGACTTTGATGGTGATAGACATTTTGTCACCAACAAGAGACTGCTTTTCAAGATGTAGATAAAACTTGAAGAGGAAAACAGTGTAATATCTACTTGTCAATAATGAGGATGTGTATAGTTATTGGCAAATATAATCTCTTAGTCATTTGATAAATATATAAAAACTTGCTCTTATAATAATATAATAAATGAATAAAATACTTGATATAACGGAAAAGGAAAAAGTGGTTGGAGAAATATACGTAATAACAAATACAATAAATAATAAAAAATATGTTGGACAAACAAGGAGTCATCGATTGAACCATAATAAATACAGACCATTTGGATACATTGGACGGTTTAAAGACCACATCAATGAATGTTATTCAAAAAAGAAAAATTGTTGTAATTATTTGAATTCTGCTTTATTGAAATATGATGTCAATACATTTACTTGCGAGAAATTATTAGAATGCTCACCTGATAAATTGGACGAATATGAAATAAAATATATCAAAGAATATAATACAAAATATCCAAATGGTTATAATTTAACGGATGGAGGAAAAACATGTCGGTATGTTCGGGTTGATAAATCACTTGTATCTTTTGCAGAAAGACAAAAGGTTGTAAAAAGAAGTGAAATCACGAAACAACGAATCTCGGAAGGGATTAAAGAAGCATTGAAAGATGTTTCCAAACGAACTGAAATGATGAAATCCACATTCAAACAACATATGAATCAAAAGTTTGAAAGATTCAAAGATGTGAAAATTGATGAATCCAATATTGAAAAATATATATATTACGTAAAAAACAACTCACTTAATTATACTTATATCAAAGTAAAAATAAATAATATACAAACAACTTTTGTTGGAAAACACGAAACAATAGAAGAAATAAAAAAAAGAGCAATTGATTTTATAGAAAAACTTATCAAATGGCAACACGACCAAATTGCGGGAAACCTCCTTAGAGCCTTCACTACCACCCACCCACAGAAATGTGAGGTCGGGGAACTCGGTTAATTGCCGAAAACAATGGTAAAAATGTGAAGGATTGGGCAATCCGCAGCCAAGCCCCTAAACTCGTTATGATAGAGCATGGGGAAGGTTCAGAGACTTGATGATTGTGGTTCGCAAATGATGGCCTAACCAACCAGATGCGGAATAAGGTAAAGTCCAGCCACTGCAGAAATGCAGTGGATATAACTTAAAAATTAAGTTAATGGAAATGAATATGCATATGCCCCAAAACGAATTGTCCGAGTCCGAGTTGCGAAACTTGGCGGCGATTCCCTACCAGATAATTAGTCCTTCCAGCAACGCCCCCATCATTGGTATTTACCAAGATTCCATGTTGGGTTCGTATCTATTCACACGAGACGACGTGAAATTTAATCCAAGACAAGCAATGAACTTGTTGATGGGTTATTCCAAAGTGGATATGAAGGAATTGAGAGAAAAGAAGCAGATTACCAGCTTCGACATATTATCGCAAATAACCCCCCCAATTTCATTAAAATACAAAACCAAATTGTTCGAGGATGATGAAGATGCAACCACCTCCAACAATGTTCTGGAAATCATTGACGGAAAATACATCCGAGGACAAGCCGAGAAGGGTGTCTTCGGTTCAGGAACAAAAGGTATTCTGAACCGTATATGCAACGATTTCGGAAACATGGCGTGCTCCAATTACATTGATGATTTGCAGCAGATAATTACCGAATACATGAAAACCAGTGCATACAGTGTTGGTATTAGTGATTTGATATCGAACTCCGAAACCACGGAACGAGTGTTGCGCGTAATTATGGAAAAGATGAACGATGTCAAGGATATTATTGACAAAGTCCATCTCGGAATACTTGAAAACAACTCGGGCAAGACAAATGTCCAGGAGTTTGAAATCCAAGTCGGCAATGTTTTGAACAATGCAACCAGCGAAACTGGTAAAATTGGCGTCAAGAGTTTGGACAAAAGTAACAGATTCGTCAAGATTGTCAAATCCGGTTCCAAAGGTTCTATGTTGAATATTTCCCAGATGATTTCGTGTCTGGGTCAGCAAAGTATTGATGGAAAGCGTGTCCCCTACGGTTTTGACAACCGAACGCTGCCCCATTTCAGCAAATACGACGACTCCCCAGAAGCACGCGGTTTTGTCAAGAACTCATACATTTCTGGATTGACTGCACCGGAATTGTTCTTCCACGCGATGGGTGGTCGTATGGGTTTGATTGACACTGCCGTGAAATCCGTGACCTGGGAAACCCCCATTGTGCTAATTGACGAAAACGGCAAGCCAATTTACACGGAAATTGGCCGCTGGATTGATGGCAAATTAGACGCAAGTGTTGATGCAGTTCAGCATTTTGACGAGAAAAATATGGAACTGCTGAATGTGAACAATATTTATGTTCCGACCACTTGCGAAAATGGAAAGGTTTCGTGGGAAGAAATCACAGCGGTTACAAGACACGACCCTGGAACCAAATTATACGAGATAAAGACTTTGGGTGGTCGCACAGTAACTGTAACCGAAAGTAAATCATTATTAATTTGGAACAAAGAGAGAAATGGATTCTATGAAATGCTAACTCCCGAGATTTGTGTGGGTGATTGTGTTCCAGTTACGGCTGAATTGTGTGAACCACCAACTGTTTTGAACCAGATTCTTTTGGCCGATTATTTGTCAAAGAAAGACTTTGTGTTTGGAACTGATTTCAACAAGGCAATTGAGTTAATGAATGAAACAATGGAGTCCCGCAATAAAATACCTGCAGGTTGGTGGAATGAAAATAATGGAACTGCATTCCAACTTCCTTACACCAAGAAGTCTTCGTTGCAAAGAACAACTGTGAGATGTGACAATGCAAACATTAAAGATGGCTGCATTTATCCTTATCATGCTCAAAGAGTTGTTAATGCAGAAATTTGCGATACATTTGAATTAAATTACGAAAATGGTGTCTTTGTTGGTTTATTCTTGGCAGAAGGAAATGTGAACAACAGTTCTATTTCAATCACAAATAACAATGAAAGTATACGCAATTTTGTTAAATTGTGGTTTAGTAAACAACAAATTCATTGGACCGAGTTGCAGAAAACCAATCATATTGGTGGATTAACAACAACTGTAAGAGGTTCTTCCGCCGTATTGTCACAATTCATCAGCAAATTGGTTGGTCACGGTGCTTCTAATAAATACGTTCATACTGAAGCATTTGTTGCAAACACTGATTATATCTGCGGACTTCTTAGTGGATACTTTTCTGGAGACGGAACCATTTCAAAGAACAGTGTTGAGGCATGTTCTTCGTCAAAACGTCTAATTGAAGGTATCAGTATGTTGTGCTCGCGTATTGGAATTTTCTGCAAAGTGTTCCAAACACAATTGAAGAAGAATAACTTGGGAACTGTGAATATCAAGCCTTCTTACAGAATCAGCATTCGTTCACAGTGGGGCAAGATATTTGCAGAGAAAGTGAAATTATTGGATGACAAGAAACAGTGTAAACTAGTTGCAATCCAATGGAACACAACTCATCGCAACTTTGCAACCCACAACAATGTTGTTTTAGACCCAATTGTTGAAATTGTGCCAATTGGTGTGGAAAATCACCCTAAAATGTATGACCTTACCATTCCAACAACATTGAATTTTGGTTTGGCAAATGGATTGCAAGTGAGAGATACGAGTCAGACCGGATATATTCAGCGTCGGTTGGTTAAGGGTCTCGAGGATTTGAAGGTCGAGTATGACGGCACGGTTCGCAACAACATGGGCAAAATTGTCCAGTTCACATATGGCGATGACGGTGCGGAAACCACACGCGTTGAAAACCAGAGCATCCAGTTGGTAAATATGTCAATTGATGACATTTACATGTATTATGACCTTGTTGGAATCAATGATGGCGAGAACAAGGATTTAATGCAAATTTACACGACCGATACTGCAAAGCGTTTCAAGAAACAAAGAGATGAAACCAAATTAATGTGCAAAACGCGCATTGAGAAGTTGATAGAGTATCGCGATGAACTGGTTGATAAAGTGTTCAAGTTCAAGAATGAAAACACAATTAAAGCCCCCATTGCATTCCAGCACATTGTTCAAAATATTCAGGGACAGATGAATATAACATCAAATAGTGCAGTGGACATTACTCCATTGGAATTCATTGCAGTTTGCGACGAAACGCTTGCAAAGCTGAAGAAAATGTTCAATGTGACCCGGTTGTTTGAAATCCTGTTCTCATTCAACCTGTCGCCAAAGGAGATTTTAATCAAGAAGCGATTTAATAAACAGG